ATTAATCATAGTGTGCCTCATACTCCTTTAGTAGTTCAATAAAGTGAATTGCTTTGTCTAAGTCTTGAATACCGCCCTTCATCCGCCATCTGCATAAATACTTAATAGCCGTTGCTTCTAGGTAGGGAATCTTGTTCTTATGACAAAACTCCGCTGGTTGAATTTCAAAGTCTTTATAGTGTGTGCCACCTACTTGTTTTAAACTAGCTGCCATATTTACCTTTCAAATAACGTAATGAAATCATCATCTCGTCAAACTGTCCATTATTAACTTCGTTTAACACTACAACACCTCGCCAGTGGTTATTAGTCTGTGAGTTTAAGTATGCCTCGTCATGGTCGTATCCACTGCCTACTATCATTGCGGTCATCTCTTGTCCGTCTGCTCGTCTTGCAAAGGCAATATCCCTACCTTGTTGATGTCCTGCAATACAGCTTTGGTGGTGCTTATTTAAGATGGCTTTAGCTGAAGTACATGGGTTTCCCATTACACCTGATACAAAGTAGTGGCAGAACATCACCCCTTCTACATTAATCGGTTGTAAGAATGGCACTGTTTGCCATCCAAACTTCTCATATTCTAAGTCATCTAAACTAATCAATCCTTCTAACTTTGGGTCATTATGTACTGCTCGGTTAATCCTATGCTCATGATTACCATACAACATAATCAATTTAGGATTCCAACGTTTCCTATTGTTTTGCTTTAAGGCAGCTTGGTGTTCTTTAATTGGTGCAAGCAACACCTTCATTGCATCTTTAACTGAATTTATATCTGCTTTGTAGCGCAACCCTTCCATGCTTTTAGAACCAGCCTTGTCATGACTAGACAGTGATGGCATATCTGCAAAGTCACCTAAGTGAATTATGTAGTCAGGTAGTAAGTCTACAGCATACTTACCAATGTTACTTAAAAACTCATATGTATCACCCGGTCTAATCTGACTATCTGGAATTACTAATATACGTTTACTCATATCTAATCTCCGTAAGGGCGGGGGCAACCTGTGTAAGCGCACTCCAGTTTGTGTACATACAAAATACCGCATATATTACATATTGTATGGTAGTGAGTTCCTGAGCTACCGTTCTGTCCTATAATATCAATCCTATCTTCATTCCAACCATTAGCAATGTCTTCTAAACCTGTGGCTGCTAAGAATTTGTCATACATCTCCCAATTCTCTAAATAATCAATTAACATGGCTTTATGTTTAACCTTATTTGTAGAGTATAACCAAGCTACATATTCTCTTTCGTATAGCATTTTATTACTCCTTATTTTTAGGATTGTGTGGACAAGTCTTACAAGCTATTAAAGTGTTAACTAGCCTAGTGCAACTAGCTAGACACCATAGTACTGGGGTGGGTTTAATTTTAGTCATTTCCGTAACTCCCTTTCCTCTGCTGTTTTAATATCATGACAAGCTGAACATAGTACTTGTAGATTACTCTTAGAACAAAACATACGCTTAACATATACATCCCATCCTTGAAAGCCTGTTACAGGGTCTGTTACTGGTTGTATGTGGTCTACATTCACTTCTCTCTGTGGGTAGTCTTTCTTACAAGTGGCACACCTATAATGCTCTGCTAGTCGTTTACTTGCTGGGTTAATCTTTTTACCAACTGCTGCTTCTTTTAACACTTCATACTTTGGTGGGTATTTCCTAAACCCACCTCGTAGTAGTGACCTTATAAAGGTGTCAAACTTACCTTGTGTCCAAGTGCTTACCTGCGATGTAGTAGTAGACCTCTTTCCAGGCGTCTTGGATTTCTTTTTCGTCGTTAACATGCGATAATGTTTCCCAATAGTGGTCCTTCATAAATTTAGCAACAATCGCTTCAACATCCTCTTCGGATAATTTTACATCAACCATCTTTACTTTCTGAATTGTTACTAGCATCTGTAATCCTCTCATATCGTTTTAAATAACTATCATTAGGGTGTCTTAAAACATATACACACCCTGCGTTCATAAGGAATTCTTCTTCGCTACCATACGCACCTAAACACTTATCTATAAACTCTATTTCATCTATACAATTTTCTAACATTTCCACGGCTTTTACTTTGCCAATACCTTTTGCACCTTTAATGTTGTCTGTGCTATCCCCTGTAAGGATTTGTGTGTACAAAATTTGTAAGGCACTAAATTCGTCTATATCACTCCACTTCTCTTCTTTCCGCCACCGTTTATCAGCTGGACCACCCTCAATAGCCCACTGGTAATGCTTACCTATAACTTGTAATAAATCCTTATCTAAAGATATAATAACTGTTTGGTCGTCTTGATACATTCCTAGCAAGTCATCCGCCTCTAGTGTTTCCACACTCTCCGCTAAATAATTCACTTCTAACCACTCACGAGCTGATTGTAAATGAGTGGGCTTAGGTGCAGTTCTATTAGCTTTATATTCATGGTAGAGTTGCTTTCTAAAGTTATTACTTCCTGATAAGTAGTACTTGTAGCTTTCACACTTAGTTTGTTCTGTGAGTTCTTGTATAAGGAATTTCATCTTTTCCGCGACATTACTCCATTCATCTTGTGAAACAGAACACCTATAAGCAATTAAATCTGCATCTATTAGTCCTATCATTACCAATGCCTCCATATTCCTGCAATAATGTGGAGGCAGGTTACCACCTCCAAAATTATAATTAACTTTTTAGAGGACATTAGTAGGGAATGTCATCTTCCATTGTGTCAAAGCTATCAATCTTAGGTGTGTCAACACGAAACACCCACTCTTCAAAATCACGCGCTAGTGCCTTAACTGCTTCTTTATCCAATGCCTTTGCACCAACTGTCAATACATTCACAGCAGCACTTAAGCTAGACTGGCGGACAATCAATCGTTGGCGGTCAGCACGTTCCTCTGACGTCTCATAATTTGACTTAGGTGGGGCAGCTGTTGCCTTACTTGTAGAATCTGCTGGTGCTACTACTGTTGCCACACCGATAGCTGTCCATTGCCAATAGTCACCAACCTTTACTGAAGTAACCTCAACTAAGTCACCAGGTGATACCCTCTCAAAGTGTTTGAACACTTGCGGATTCTGAAAAGACATTAACTTTTTTTCTGTTAATTTGCCCTCAGCATTACGAAAGGCTACTGTTAAAACCCCATATGTGCCTCCTGTTTTATTTGGGCGGTCTTCTCGGCTAACATTAACAACTGTAACTTGCATATAAACTCCTTAATTAACTACGACCATATCACCCCAATTACTGCCAACTTGGTTTTCACAAGTCATGGGGACATTAAACTTAACTCCAAACACCTTCTCTATATTTGCTGGAATGTCTTTAAACACCCCATGAAACATATCATTTAACACTGGTATCAACCCTGCATCTTTAAAATCTAAGATTATAGAGTCATGTACCGTATTGACTAATAAGCAGTCAGGTAGGTCTAACTTCTTTAACCTATTATAAGCACTAACCCTAACGAGTGCCATTATATCTGCTCCAGTGCCTTGCACAGGGTAGTTCTTTATTGTAGTGGGTGTGTACTCTCCACCATATTTTTGAAACTTAAAAAACCTACCTAGTGGTGTACTCAACTCACCTGTTTCAATTACTGTTTTAATTATCTTCTTATGCCATGCACTAATTCCTGCATACTTAGTGTAATAAGCCTCAATTACTTCTTTCCAATACTCCCTAGACTTGCTTACCGATGTAAAGTCTGGGTCTTGTGCAAAACTAAACTCATTGCCTCCATATAAAATTCTAAAATTTAACACTTTAGCAATTCCCCTATCAGGGAGTCCAAACTTTATCTGATTGGAAGTGTGTAGGTCTTCACCATTAATAAACTCTTGTATTAACACTTCATCTTGTGAAAGAAAAGCAGCTACACGAATTTCTAAGGCTGCTGCATCACACTGAAATATCATTTCTTATCCTTAACTTAAATGTGTTTTAACTGTTTGGTACGAAGTATCCAATCAGTGCCTCGCTCTTTATCCCACTGTGCTATAATTTCACTATGTGGTTTTTTGTCTTTCAGCCCTTGTAAAAGATTCTGAAGTGCATAAACTATATTACCAGTGACAAGCTCTTTTTTCATAATTTATTGTCATTATACTTAGCATTAAAGAATTTGTAGAATGCTTCAAAAGTATCCATACTAATCCCCTCATTAAGCATGGTTTCTGCTACACCATACCGTTTAATACAATCACTAAACTCCACACATGTAAAGTAGAAATGTTTCTCTTCTTCATTACCCATATCTTCGTTTTCCATTTCTTCATTATCCATTTTACTCCTCCTTTAGTTCTAGCGTAGTGCAAATAGCTTTACCTTTAGATACTTTAGCTTGGGTACATTCATATTTACTAATCTGCCCTAGGGTTGCCTCGTTATGTTGGACTCCTTCCACCACACCCATTAAAATAATAAACAGTGTAAGGCTGCCTATTAATATGTTTTTATATATGTCATCCATTTTATTACCCCTTTACTTCCCGTTTATACTTGTCGAGGCGTTCTACAATAACTAAATCATAATGAGAAAACTTACGGAACGTGCTTAATACCTCTTCTTCTGTTCTGTGCCATTTAGTTATTATAAGCTTGTCATCACCGTGGTCAACTAGCCACTGATACTCATATACAGGCTCTTGCGTGAATGTAATATCTACTTTACCTCCCATAAATTCACCACTAAAAGGTACAAAGACAAGACTATCAACAATACTATACTCATAAATCCACCCTCCAGGGACTCTTGTTATAATTAAGCTATCGCTAGTCACTATATGTTCATGAAGCTTTAATGTATAAATAGTTTGTTCTTCTTTCATTACACTTCCCCTTGTGTCAATGGTTTGTAGTAACCAGTAATCAAGCCTGTCTCCTCTGGTCGTGGTGAACCCTCTTTATGTTTTAGAATTAGATTGGCAATATATGCACAATCATCTTTATCATACTCACGGACTATATCCATTGCTTGCTTAAAAGCTTTATAACTACTAAGTTTCTTTTCAATAGCCATATCTACTCCTAAAAATGTTTTTCATTTCACCTGATATATTCTGAAGATTAGGTTTGCTGCTGGATAATCGCCCTGTAACAACTGACACTTGGCTCAAATTGCCATATAAATAATCACCTTTCCAATTCATTTTCTCTCTTAAAGCTGGCAGTCCTTTGTAATATGTCCCTAATAATTTCTCTAGCTTTGCCAATGATAAGATAATCTTTATGAGATGTTTCCCTGCATTATCACGACACTTTAGTTGTTTAAGAATGTCTGCACCTGTCTGCCAAAACCCTGCTTTCTTTAATTCTGTCTTAGCTAAAGGCTTAAACTGGGTTGGTAAGTTAAATACAAAATCTTGCCACCCATACTTATCTTGCCCTACTCGGTCACCAGTCTTATAAACACCAACTAACACTTTTCGTGGGATTGTAATCACCCCACCGTAAATCAATGCTGACATATGGTCACCACTGGCTGTATTAAACTCAGGTACGTCATGATAATCAGTCAATTCTTGCTGTAATTTCTTTATCTCTATTTCTAATTCTGTACTTGACATTATACACTGTTTTTCATCAAAAAACAAGCCATTATGTTCCATCTCAGCTAAACAATGTGTATCTTGATTGTGCACTGACACTAACCTTTGGAACTGTACACTTTGCATCTCACACCTAGCTTTCTGGTGGTTATAAATAGCTAATGTTGTAGGTAAGTCATGGTGCTGTAAATAGTCTGCTAT